CTGCTTATCTTTCCATACCGCTGTCTCGCTATCAGGGCATTTATAACGCCACGTAAAATAACAGGATATCCGGCAAGGCTTTCGGGCCATCCTTTCAAAACGCTTATTCCAAAATCATCATCATCGCGCTTGTACAGTTTATTTCTGAGAGTATTCACAAGAGCGTTTCCCAAAGGTGCCAATACCATCACACCGAACATTGCCCTGCCCAAGTTCTTCGCACCGCCCTCTTTTCCAACATGGGCTATTGCTCGGACCCCTTCGTTGTATGCCTGGGAAGTGAAGCCGGTAAACATAAGTAAGGATCGGACGTACACACCGCCCCTGGCAAGCTGAGATTTCTGTTGAGGCAAACTCGATGGCTGAGAGTTGTCTGTAGCATAATCAGCCCATTTGTACGCCATCTGTAGTTTCTCAACGGCATCAAGGTTCTGTGCTTCCTGTGCGGTAGAATGAAGAACGGCCTGCATTTCTGCGGGAAAGGACCATACGCCATTCTTGATATTGTCCATCACTTGCATGACGGCACCCTGCATCCCTGGGGTAACGGTCTGCTTGTCAACAAACTTTACACCGGAAGTCAAATACTCTTTGAATCCTTTCTTGCCGCCGTACATCTTTCTTAACTGTGCATCCCCGCCGTGAAGTTCGGCAACATCCCGGACACCTGAAAACTCATCACGGTGAGTATACTTAATAGAAAACTGCTTATGCATGTCCTGTACTTCTTTATTGTTGAGTACATTTTGGGCTATCCCCTGAATCAGATATGGCAGTTTGACATACGGCAAAAACATACCGTAAGAAAACGCCTGTTTGATTGGTACAAATACATTCGGCCATCCAAGAACGGCTGCCGACACATTGTTTTTCAACTTCAACAGATTGGCTTCAATGATGGTATAACTATTCCGTTCCCCTACCATGTCTTTCAAGCCTTTGTTCAGGTAGTTCCATGTTTCGTCACTGTATCTGTTTGAGAATTGTTCTTTAAAAGCCGGGTCGTGCAGCACCTTGACTGCCTGCCTCAAAGGTATTTCAAATCCCACATACGCACCAACATGGTCAATATGGCGATTTAGGAGTTTAAACACCCCTTCCAAGATCATCGGCTTGGCCCCTTCCGTCCTGTCGTGCGTGAAAGATTTTTCCAGCCCCGGCCTGAGATCGTTATTCTCGAATATCTTAAACGACGAATCTTGATCTTTCACTACCCTGTAGGCTTCCGGCGCTGCCCGGTACGGCAAGTAGAAATCCTCTTTCGTAAGTGCGTACCCCTTGGTGGCAATATGAACCTTGTTGGCTTCTTCGTATGCGTGGTCTAATACGGGATACACGATATCGGCAAACTTCTTTGTATCCTCATCCATCGTGCCAATTATACCGTCAATATTTGCCTGGGCTGCTTCGGCGGTTTCACCAAACTTGAGGGTCTTTCTCGACAATTCCCGATGCTTATCTAATTGTACGCCCGCCTCTGCCATGTTCTTAGAACTGTGATGGTTTTTATCCCAGAGGTATATTGACATCTGTTCGTCACGGGTTAAGGAGACAGTTTCTTCGTTTCCCTCAATTACGAAAGTGATGTCCTGTGTTTCTGCAAACCATTTATCAATTCCTTCGAGTTTCGTGTTCGTCCACCGTGGCCGCCCGCTTCGTGATCTCTCAGCCCCGAATTGCAACACCATTCCCTCTGTGAGAAGATCGTTCAATTCTCTCTGTAGCGAATGATTATTTTTCCACCCTTCGTCCATTTGTTCAAAAAAAAGCTGGTAGAAGTCTGACCCGACACCGGCAAGCAAATCAACTACAGTGCTGTATCGTAAGGGGCCTATTCCCGCAAGGCTGTTTACGAGCCCTAAGAGTGTCCTTTTCTTATCACCGGATTTAAAAGGGCCAACGGGAGTTTTTGCCGGTCGTAACTCGCTATCGAGAGTGGAAGAGATAAACTCATCCTTGGCTCTATTTTCATTCCCGATACGAACCGTGTTATTCTGAGTGTTCTGTTTCTGTATCTGCTTCAATGTCCAATCGAGATATTTCAGGTCGTCTATCGTATAGTCATAGACACTCTTGCGGCCTATCCTTGGAAGCGCCTTTTCTACCCATGCAGGAAGAGGAAGTGCTTCGCCCTCTATCTGTTCATAGACTGCCAATAATGCTTCTAAGCCCTTGAAGTTTGCTTTTTGTCCCTTGGTGAGTTTCTTCAGTTCGATATCTGCTCGAATATCTTCGTATATCTTTTTTAGGTCCGGGTGGTATTTCGCCGAAGCCCGATCCATCTTCGTAATAGTCCCTTTGACTTTGTTGACCGCGGCTCTGCTTTGAGCTTTGATTTTTGTGAGAAAAGTTTTGACACGCTGTTCGGCTTTGGTTGCTGCGACGCCTTCTTTCGTGCCTGCGCTAACTGCTTTCTTTGTCGTAACGTAAGTCGCATCGGCTATGTCTCCTACAGTTTCGTTTCCTGATATAATCCTTGCACGCTCCTGTTGGTTCTTTATCTCAGAAGCCAAGTCAAGCCGTGTTAGGATATCCCCTACCTTTGCGCTGTTTTCTTTGAGTTCGTTATACCGGCCCTGTGCTTCGGCGTAGTCCTGCTCAACGGTTTTTGCCCTATTCGACTGTTCCTCGATGGCGGCCATAGCTTCCTTGTCGTCCATTATTTCCGCCCAAATACCGGCATACCGCTCTGGATTTTTCTTAACGTTTAAAAGCATTTGCCGTATTTCTAGGTCGGAAGCACCCGGCCCTCTAGCTTGATGCTTTGCGGCCCGTGTCCAATTTACACTAAGCCCCTGTACATGATTGGCATATAACGCCGGAAGCATATCTTTTAATTTCTCCGCAGTATCAGGCAAGTTCCTCATTATGGTTTCTTCTAGTTCCGCATCTGTCTTCTGAGAAACGTCTATTTCGCCAAACCTTCCATCAAGTATTTTCTGTCGGCGCTCTTTCCATTCACCAATTCTTTCCTGAAGAGAGTCAACATACTCATCGGTTTCTCCCTCATTCAGCATGGCATTAGAATACCCTTCGACTTCTGCCTCAAGGCGTGTAATGGTTTCTTCCGTGTCCTGTAGGAACGCATCGGTTTCGGCCTTTGCATCTTCGGGAATGACGGCTGCTTCGGAGGCAATAGCCTCTTGCTCCACGGTTTCGACAAACTCCGCCGCCGGAGGGATGCCGGGTTCTTCTTCCTGTACGCCAAAGACTTCTTGACCGACTTTCCGCATTTCGCTTTCCTGCTGCATTTCTTCAGCAGTTGCGGTCGTCTCTCCGGCTTCTTCTGCGGCAACCTGTTTTTCTAGGTCGGCCATAACCCCTTCGTACATTTTTCTTACATCAACCGGCGGAAGTTTTTCTGTTGCCCGTTGTATAATTCCTTTCAGGCCATTTACTTTTGCTTGTGCGGACACGTTTTGTGCGGTGGAAGAGATATTTCCTGCCCCCCCCATCACGATAAATGCACCCATTGATTGCAGACCCGTAAGTACCGTCCGGTGCGCCCAATCTAATGCGCTAGAGTTTTCAAACTTCGTCCCTTGTGTATAATTCTCAATAAGCTTTAAGAATTCACCACCGACCATCACGGCCCACTCTTGCCCTATCTCTTGTGCTGTTTCTTTCCCTATATATTTTGCATATTCTCCCGCCCCTCTTGCCACCACCTGTAACGTGGTCCTTTTTAAAACAGTTGTTGTCGCTTCTTTTAATGACGATGTGAATAATTTTTTCAGTCCTGGGATTGTTTTCATTGTCCATCCCATGCTAACGACCTCTAAAGCTCCCGCAATACTTCCCGTTGCCAACGCCATCCCGGCTGTCATTTTAGGAGGCAATCTGTTCCCCGCTGCATCTTCTATCGCTATGTATTCTGCAAACGCATGGGCGGATTCTCTCTTCATTGTTTGCTCGAACATTCCAACTTGGAAGCCTAATTTAAGGCCGGTGGCCCCCATAGCGGGAACTGTGGCAACTACGCCAACGCCTCCAATAGGAAGCCCAATTGCTGCCCCCCCAACCATTCCTGCCGACGCACCGACAAACCCGGCAGGCGCGGCCCCTTCCAGGCTCTTGAGCATCATCGGGGTCATTTCTATTGCAGATAATAGCCACGTTTTTGGATTAGCGAAGGCCGCAAAGGATTTTGGGTCTGAAAAATCTATGTGTGTAAGGTCTACCCTTTCAGCCTCCATTGCCCGGTATTTTGCTTCTTGTTCCGAAAAATCTTTACCGTCAAGGGCTTTTGTAATCATATCCCATCCAATGGGATATGTATTTTCTATTATCCACCCGTTTGCCCAAGCGGTGGCGCTGTCTTCTTTTAGCTGTGCGAGACTTGCGCCAAAATTGTCGCCATGCCCACTCTCGTTCCGGTTGACAAACCGTTGCAATGGTTCTCGATAAAGCTCTATCAAGCCGTCAGACTTTAGGGTTTCTATTGCGTGTTGGATAAATCCCTTTTTTACCGATTCCTGGTTCTCGTAAGTAAGTATCGGGTCAAGCCCTAATGATTCAGTAAGGACTTCGGCGGTTTTTACTTTGTTTACATCAATATCTGGTACGCCCTCTGGGGTTCCCTTCTCTGCCATTTCCACAGCGGTTAGGCCTTGCGCCTCGTATTCCTTTCTGGCCCTGTCCATAGCATCTTCTGAAAAGCCGGTGCCTAATATGGTTTCGTCGGAGAAAGGAGAATCTGATTGAAATGGGGGGACTATTGGATCGGCCATGATTCTCCTAACACTTCTACCTTGCCACTGGGTAACAGGCCGTACACCAACCCGTCCTTAATATTTGTTGCAGTATATTTTCCTCGGCTCCTGTCTGCTTCAAAGGCAATGAGTCGTTCTTCTTGATTTTCGTAACTCCATCCCCATACCCATCTATTATCATTTACGTCAGTCATTACTACGCGGCCATCTTCAAAGCCGATGCCCCCTTGCTTGAGTTCGGCTGGGATTACATCTCCCACTAACTCTTGCCGCTTTGCAATATTTCCTGTTGATAAAAGGTCCCTATATGCTCTTATATGGTCCCTTTGCATTAGCGTTACTAATTCCGGTTTCATTCTTTCGGCACCTTTAAGCAATCCTTGGTCTTGATATATCAATAACTGTTCTCCGGGAGTCGTTACGCCTATTTCTTTTCTGTCCCTTTCAAGGACATTTATTCCCAGAGGGTTAGTTTCAACGTAACCATTGCGGTTGAGGATTTCCTTGTCTAACCCTGCCTGAATAGATCGGGAAACGGCACTGTCAAGATACCCCGTTATCTCTTGCATTACATAATTTTTTAATTGTTCTCCTACCAATCGGTCTTCCCGCACCTTAAATAGGTCATAGGTTTGTTCCCCTTCCGGCCCTGTCATCGAACCGAAAGCCTGTTCTGTGATAATCCTCTCGGCCTCAACCTTCATTGTGGCAACTTCAGCGGTCGTGAACACGTTCTTTAAGGCATCAATAGATTTCAGTATTGCCTTTACATCATCTGGCCCATTAGCCGTCCTGTTGGAATTAAGCAGTTCTTTATAAGCGGTTGCCGACTTGTCATTTAATATTTCCCGATTGTTATATATTTCCTCATATACCAAGTAGTGATCTGCGTTCGTTGCTATCATTGTACTGATTTCGTCATATTTTAGTTCTGCTATTCGTACTTTCTCTGCCTCCTCTGCCTCTGTACGCTCTTTAACAATCCGTTCTTCTCTCCCTTTGTTTTTGTCCTGTTGTGAGGTCAACCAATGTATCTTAGATTCGATCATGCCGTATAGCGACTTGGAATGTTGCGGAGTTAGCGTTTCTTGCTGTTGTACCACCTGATAGTGGGAAACCCACACATCTGGATTTATGATTTTATTCATTATATCTTTATAGACAGGCAATGACTTTTGCTCGGCTAAGTGTTTATCGACTGCCGAAACCTTCTCGTAAAAGGCTATCTTCTCTTTTGTCTGTTCGGGGGTCAACTTCGCCATCCGCTCCATTGCGATTCGTACTCGTTCCGGGGTCGTACCTTCTAAGGCGGCGGCTTCTTCTTTCGTTACAAGCCCATCCCTGATAGCCCGTTCTGCGGAGATAAACTTCTTGTGCGGAACGTCCTGATCTTCAAGAAAGAATTGAACGGCCCACCCATTCGGCCTCGTTTTAAAAAGCGTAAAATCTCTTCCGGTCTCGTCTTTCAGCCTTTTTACAATGTCAATATTAGCAATGATTTCCGCATGGTCCACCATATCGGGTGCGATCTGTTCCCCCAGGGTTTCGTACTGCACCGGAATCCCATCTATGTTAGCAGAGAGAATCGCCAAAGCCTCGTCAGTAGTGCCTTGCTTTAGAATATGGTCTACCGCAATAGAGTTAATATCCTCTAATCCTTTATCCCGGAACTCAAGCAATTCGCTTTGGTCCTTGAAGATTCCAGGAGGTGCGGAAGAAAGCAATTCCATAAACCCGTTAGGGTCTGCGTTCTGCTTCGCCTCATCAATCCCCGTATACCAAACATTTTCTATCTGCGTTTTGATAAGGGCATCGGCTGTTTCCATTACGCCCTGTCGGGCCGCTGTATTGAATTCGCCCATGTACTGATCAAAGTACATCTTTTCCATCGGCCCCATTTCGTCAGTATACTTTTCGCCGATATCGTTAGAATACTCGTCAAACACTTCGCCGTACTTTGTATATTCTGCGTTCTCGGAATACAGCCCGCGTATCCCTTCGTTCATTTCTTTCTTGTACCCCTGCATCTTAATCTTTGCCTTGGAAGCTGCGTACTCGTTTGCGATATTAAATATCTGTCCGCCAATCTGTCCAACTGCCTTACCCACTGAGCCTATGCCCTGAAGGAGAGAACCGATCTGCCCGGCTGTACCTTGTTCAATTTTTATAGGGGGCTGCCTTGTCTGGTACGGTTGTGGTGGGGCGTAATTCGTAACCGTTGATGGAGTACCGACTAATGGCTGCTGAAAGCCTTGTGATGGAGATGCTTTAAACGTCGGTACTTTCATTTACAACTCCCATCTGCCCTTAATCAGATCAACAACTTCCTGTGTAGTAAAGTCCTTATATTCAGACCGGTCAAAGGTATCCGGATTATCCTCTATAAACTTCTCAATCCATTCGTCTGTTGTTCTGTCATTCTTGCCCACTCCCCAGCGTCCACGGGTTTGTAGTTGGTCAACATCCCCTTGTCCAAAAATGCCCCCCTGCGTTTTAAACCATTCTTCAAAACCGCTACTTAAAAAAATGGCAGCATCATTCAGTTCTGCCTCTGTCGCTTCTGTCGCAGCTTCTTCTGCCGCTTTTAAAGCGTCCTCATTTATCCCTGCCTGCTTTGCTGCGGTATCGCTCTCTGCCTGCAACAAGGATATTCGATCATTTATTGATTGCTGTTGTCTGGCAAAATTGGTATCCAACTGTCCCTGCTGCTGTCCAAATTGTTCTGTCGTAAAATCACGAACATTCCTTGCGGCCCCTTCGTTTTTTACCCCGGAGGCTGAATACAAGAGATCTTGGTATGAACCGACTTGACTTGCCTGCCCAGCTATTTGCCCCGTCAGGCTTCGGTAGTCTTTTGCCAACTCGCCCCTATTGCCTTCTAATATACCGATGTTTGCCTGCAACGACCCTTGTTTTGCATCCAGGGCAAGCATATTGTTTTGATGCGCGATTCTCGATGCTTCAATACTATTCTCGATATTGGTTATTGACTGCATAGAGGCTCCCGCACCGGAAAGAGAGGAATAGCTATTCGCAAGATATTGGTCACTTCTCTGTTGGAGTGCGGAAAAACCCTGCCCTATCAAAGATATTGCTCCAAACACTGGGTTGAGCAGAGAAAGGGTATTCCCTATTCCCTGTAAGACATTGTTTTGTGCCATTAGTACACTCCTAAATTACCCCAAATTGACAGAAGGGTGGCCGGTAGCGGCTGGTCGTGGACGATGTATATCGTGGCATCGTTCTCAAAGTCACCGTCAAAGTCAAGTTCTTTCGCACCCGTAAAAAGGGAGACCGGTTCTCCCATTGCTTCTGTCGATCTGAATGGTATTACATCTACATTACTTGAGGTCGGCCCTGCCTTTAGCCCCAAGGTTTTATACAGTTCAATATATAATTCTGTTACTTTCTTTTTATGATTTCGTGCCTGTGGTATCGGCATTGGTACCGCCGTTGCCGTAAAGGGCAATCCCGCATGAACAACGGTCGCTGCCGGAGAGATTGTAATAGCGCCCGCCGCAACAACTCTTGTTGATTGCACAGCACCGTCACCACAAACGTCTACGGTTTCGCCTTGTAAATGGGCGAGCCCTGACAGCGAATTGTATACTATAATTGCGGTTCCCGCGGAAGCATAGGCAGTAAACCCGGTAGAAACTATTTGGCCGCCACCGTCCTCAGTGTAGAGTTTGAAGATATTCGCATCGGGAGTGCCTAAATCTTTCAGCATATAAACTTTGTCGTTTACCTCAGTCATTCCTACGACATCTTTTATCCGAATTAAATCGTCCGCCGCATATCCGCTGCTTGCCGCAAAGGTGATCTGACAGGTAGCAGATTTCGAGATTCCGGTAATCGTTTTCGTCGTACCGCCATCTGCCGACACTCCGGCCCGGACAAAGAACGCATCTTCCTGATCATCCCCCCAATCCCACGGCATGATATATTCTATATGCCTTTGTGTGGCACTAGAGATAGTCCTGTTCACAAGAAGGTACACCCGGTCCTCTCCGGTAGTCTGCATTACCGCAAGAGATTCCGCCGTGCCGTCGAAAGTCATTTTAGACCATGCGTATACTTGATTGATGGTATCTAAAAGAAACAAAATGACATCCCCGTCATCGGTAACGGCACATATCCGAGGTTCAGGGGTAAGCGTATAGACCATCTGCTTTATGCCGGACCCTGCAATACCGTCCGCCAAATACATAGCATCCGGGGTAAGGTAAGTTTTTTGTTCGTCTGAATAAACCATCTGCCGTAGTTTCTTGCCGTTCCTTTCCGGGTAAAAGATATTCTCGTTTGCGACAATAGCCGGAACAGAATCACATGCAAAGGCGCTTGCCCGTAAATGCTGAAAGGTGCTATCGGGAGTTAAGAGATTGTTTTCGGTCGCTAAAGTAAACGGCCCTGCTTCGGTTCCTAAAACTAAAGCGTTCTTTCCTGAAAGCCATTTTATCTTTGCGCCGTCCTCAAAAGCCCAGGTTACTTGAAATCCGTCTGTTGGATTTATCTGAGATATCCAGACGACATACGCTGTCAACGTAGGGATAGTGTCTCCTTCAACATCAATCCCTGCTTCGTCTACATCCACACTTGTTACTTTCGCCTCCCCTGTTGCCCATACAACAATATCCCCTACCGACACACCATCGGTAACAAAGGTTCCTGCCGCATCAATAATCCGAGACGCCGCTGATGCGCTTGTTGTCCCTGAGCTTCTAATTGAAACAATAGACCTGGAAGTAAAGTCATTGTAGCTCCCGGTTCTGCTTCCCCATACTGTCTGATCTTTGGAATAAATAAGCCGGTCCTGAAATAACGTCACAGCCGAGGGATAATAGCTCGCACCACTAGGGCTATCGTCCCACGCCAATGTCGTGATTGTCGGTGCGGATAATGTTAGAGTGTCCGTAGTTGTCCAAGTAAGAACTCTTGGAGCGTATGAAGGATGGACAATATAGAGCAAATTCCCCACCGCTGCAAATTGTAAGTCCCAGACGTCTGCTATTGCATACACATCATCGGTAGTCGCTTCGCCAATATATCCGGTAGATCGGTAAATGCGGATATACTTATCGCCGAATTCCAAAACATAACTGATCGTTGCCGTATACCGCCATGAAAGAAGTCTTGCCGCGTGTGCCGCTGTCTTTGCAGCCTGGACAAATTTCGTGCCGGGTATCTTCGTTAAACTTCCCTGTGGTTGTGGTGCCCAATTCTCCAAAGTTTGGCATCCGGCTTTATATTGAGGTAAGTCTGTGCGGCCTTTGAACTTGGGGCTCAAATAGCCTGCCCCAAAGTTTATTACGGAGTAGTCCACTTTATCTTCTCCGCAGTACTTCGGCTGTACCACAAGGGCTCGTCTTCTTCGGGAACTTCCTCTTGTGCGTTCCGCCACCTGGCTTTAAGAAGTGCCGCCTCATATTCTGAGTACAATCGCTCATGTATCCCGCTGTTCGGTTCGATAATCCGGTTCGCTATTTTCTGAGCCAAATCACACGCCATTGCGTCTACGATATACGGGGGGAGAACGGTCGGGTCGAGTACCCGGCCTAAATACAGGAGGTCAACGGTTTCGTCGTTACAAAGGAGCATCCGTTTTTCTACCCTCCACGCCGAGTCGGAATCGAGTATTAAAAGAACTCTGAGACAATAAGGGTCTACCGGAAGATTCCAGTAGTAATCCCAATTATCCCCAACAGGTACGGTGGTATCTTGAGATAGTGCTTGCCGGTTAGTGTTGCAGTTCCAATCATCGGCTGACAATACATCATCCGCCGACTGCTCATAGAGCAAGTTGCAGATATTCGAGTTTTTCGTACCATCCCCAAGAGAGGTGATACTCGCTGCCCCAAGTTTGGAAAGGGCGATATTGCATATTTTAATCCATGTTAGCGCCATATTTTATCCTTTTAAAAGGGGGGTGACTGGGGTGAAATCACCCCTAATCACCCCCTCTCAATTACGGTGCTAAGTACGCATCGATTACGCCGGCTGTTACGCCGCCGGTTGCGCCAATAGTATAGTTCAGCCCAACGTACCGGGTGGTGATCTTCCCAATGGGAAGAGGGAATTTCCCCACAAGGCCCGTTGTGTCAAACGGGTCCGCGTTCACACCGACTAGAGGTACCAATTCCTGCACTTTGGTCCCTACGGTTGCGGCTGCATTTTCATTCAGGTCAATGGTAATTGTCCCTGTTGATGCTCCGAAGAGCGTGGTCAAGTAGATGTACACATAAAGCGGTCTACCTTCTGCTACAAGGTGGGCCGCAGCGTCCATATCGATTACTTCGTCGCCTATCGCCGTTACCGTTACCGCCTGGGCAGAAGAAAATCTTAATTTGTCATCAAACATTTTTCATCCTCCTTATAAGGCCGCTTCGGTCACGGATAATTGTTCGACAATTTTCACAGGAAGTCCCATGAAATCCACTCTAAACCTATGGCCCCAGGGGTCGTCCGTGGGATACCACACGTTTGTTTTGTCTTTTGCTTCGATCAAGAGCTGCGCCATAATGGTTTTAGCCATGTAGAAAACACCCTTCTGTTCGGGCATCTTCATAAGCGCGGTAACGAGATCGTCGGTGTTCAAGTCGCCGGTTGCGCCTGAAGTTGCGTTCACCTGAATACGCTGAATACATCTGGGGTCGCGCGGGACTATTCCGGTGTGCATTTTGAAGCGGGTAACTTGTGCGGTGAATATGGACGAAGAATCTGAGTCTCCTTCCACGATATGCTGACCAAGGTTTTCCATTTCTATTCCGGCTGTCTTAGAGCCTTTAGGATATACCATATGTACCTTGTCCAAGTCCCAATCGATTATCCAAATCGAAGATGACCCGGTGGCGTGGGTTGACCCGGCATCGGTAAAGTTGGTGTCTGAGGCGGCATCCCAATCTGTCCTGACCGAAAGGCCAATTATCTCTGAGGGGTCATCCCCTACCGAACCGTAGAAAAACGATTCCGCAAAGGTTTTGGCGAGTCCTGAAACATGCGCCATGTCCTCAGTAGACCGAAACTGGTCTGGATTTTCCTCGATTTCGAGGATTCTCTCATCAATCCGAGAGTAGGATTCCAACATTTTAATCGGCTCAACCAGTTGTTTAGTTCTCGAAGCCTCGATGGAAACGCCTTCATTGACGTTTACCCATGAACCGGCGGGTTCTGTGAGTCTCCGAGTATACATATGACTGGTTAAGTTGTTCGCTTCTTTGAATACCGCATCTTCGAGAATCTGATTTCTCTCGGCTAAGACTTCCGCGATCTTTGCAATGTTTCCATTGGGGTCGTGTCTACGTGCGGTTTCAATGAGCGTAAAATATGTGCCTGTAGCTTGTGTAGGCATATACACTCCTGAAAAGTTTTTTTAACGCCCATCACGTACTAAAAACCCTTCCACTACAGGTTTGGTTTTTTCGACTATCAGGTAGCCTGCTTAAACGGCAACGCCGTTTATCAATATTTTAAGTAAGGTGTCTTTTCTTGTTTCTGCTGACTAACCTTACCGTCCACCAATTTATCGTCACTGAGCAATTCGCCCATCTGTTCAAATACTTTTACCAACATCGGGTCATTGTCCATGTCCATTTCTCTTAAATGAGCAGCCAATTCGTTCCCGCCGAACCGTTCTACCGCCCTGGAAACAAGTTTCATTTTCGAGTCAAACTTATCCCCCCATTCTTCTTGCAGCTCCGTCTTGGCATCCTTGAACTTCTTAGCCTTTACTTTATCGTCTTCGCCAAGTGCCGCAGAAACTAAGTTCTCGGCAAACGGGGCCATTATATCAAACTGTTCCTGGGTCATGCCCGCATCGTGGGCCACTTTCAAGAACGTTTCTTTAACTGCCTCGTTCTGAAGTATCCCCTTTGCTTCCAGTTTGTAATCGCCCGATTTCTCCGGTGCTTTGGGGGCTTTTGCTATTTCTCCTAACTCTTCGCCCCTTCTCTTAAACTCGTCAATGATCGGACCCCACTGATTGTCTTTCGCAAACTCAGCGAGTTCCGCATCCCCTTTATACTTGTCCGGTAATTGGGACAGTATCTTCGGCGCTTCAGGTTCCGTTACTATCGGTTCCGTCACTATCGGGTCGGGCACGTGTTACCTCCAAAAGTTTTTCTGTTATCAATAATTGATTCCCGTATTCCCATGTGCCGAAATACGATAATATTTCTTTGGCAGCATTTTGCTTAATGCAGGAATTAGGGTCTAGGTTTTCGTCATAAAAATCAAGGATTTCCAATATCTTGCTTAATACTTTGTATCCAAGCGGATTGCAGAATAATTCCCGAAAGTCGGCGTTTAAGAGTTTTTTCTCTTTCTCTGAGTGCTGTCGTCTAAGCCACCCCATTGTCTACCCCCATCATTTGTGACATGACAGACCCTTCTTCCGGCTTTTTGTCTAGCGGCATTGCTTTGCCGGTAGTCTCTAGCGCCTGCCGCTGTTGTTCTGCTTGCTGTGCCTGCTTCTGTTCCTGCATAATTGCATCAACTTCCTTTTTCGACCTGATGGCAGATTCCGGCATACCGTTTGCCTCGAATATCAACCGAACGGTTTCGTGCCAATTCACGATCATGCCTACTTCCTGATTAATCTGCAATAAGGGGAACATAGCCTCTAAGCTACGATTGATTCCTTGCGTCTTCGATAATCTCTTCTGAGCCTGAATAAGCGGCCCTAAATACTCAATATCAAGTTCTGCCTCGGCTATTTCTTCGGGAGCCGGGGGAATTCTTCCGGCCCCGGTTTCTATTTCAAAAGTTCGCTCAATAATTCGTGACAATGCTTCGGTTCCAAACTTGCCAATAGTTGCGCCCAATACTGCGACCTTTTCAGACTGCCGTTCCATTATCTCTGTAGCGGTCATTTGGCGTTCAGCGTTTTGCAGCATGAGAAAAAAGTCTACTTTAAAAATCTGCTTTACGGCCTGTTTTTTGTCCTGCACTTGGTCCATGCCAATAGGATAGTTGATCCCTGTTACCATCGGGGAGATAACCCGCTGCGGGTCTTGAAAGTAGTTTGCGCCCTTGGGAACGTTTCGGACCTTGCCTTTCATTTCTTCGGGAATATTTAATGGTGGAGTTGCCGCCAACTGTGCGGCTTCAATCATGGTCTTGCTCATTTGGTTCAAGCCCTTGATATCCCATATTGCATCATACGCCGGAGAGCGGCCATAGACTTCCTGAGAATCTACACGCCATCGCCAAGTTACGTATGGATTGCTTGCGTATCCGCCCTTGCTTACTATCTCGTCGCCGCCATCTTCCATGTAGAAAGACTTATATGCCGGGTTGCCCTCAACACTTTCGTCAATATCACCCGCAGGAAAGCAGGCATGAATAAATGGAAACATAGTATAGGGTGCGTTTTCAATAGCTTCCTTGATCGGACCGGAAAGTTTTTCATCGCCGAATTTCTGTTTGGCCTGTCGTGCGGTAATCTCGAATCGCCTGAATACAGTATCTATCTGCCCGTTAAAGTTCTGCTCAACATATATCTCTAAGGGGTGCCGGGTCGAAAAACAAATCTTGTCTTCGTCCAAGTCTTCTTCGATATACATGGTGGCAGTTCCGATTGAAGCGCCATCAAGCAAAAACTGTGCGATTGATTCATAAAAGTTACTTCGGGAAAATGCGGCATAGAGCCTATCATCAACTGTTTGCAGCCATTCTCTGACGGCCTTACTCTTCGCAAGAGCAGGGTCGGCAAGCCGGGTCATAAACCATTTGATTGACGGAGCTACTAAATATCCGAACATCCCGTCCGCTAAAAGCTGTAGGGCGTAGATAGGATATGAGTCGTATATCATTGCGCCCGCTTTGCGGTCCTTAGTATTTTCGTAAAATAGAAGTTCTCTTGAAGGTAGGACTAATTGAGCGATTTCTTGCCAATTAGGTTCTCTTGGCTGTCTTTTTAGTTTGAGTTGAGAAAAACGCCCCTGTAGTTCCTCAACGACTGTCATGCGCCTTCTTCCTCAAGTGTTGCCATAAAAATCATAGCGCCCAGCGTTTCTTCGGTAAGGTTCCCGTCTTCTGGAATGGGGGTATTCGGAAAGTTTTCGTTATATTCTTTTTGAAAAGTCATTACCCCTGCGGATGTCTGTTTGCCGAATTTGCCATCTGCCCCGTCGGGGCCAACTGCATCGGGGCCATAAAGTTCGATTAAGGTTTCCTGTGCTTTGGTAGCGTTGGGGTTCTCTTCGGCGTTGTCCGTTGGTGCTATTTCCCAATCACCCCCGGAAACTTCACGTTCTCCCGGCTCGTCTCTATAATCCAATTCCCCTCTGAGTTGAGGAACGCGCTCTTTCTCATACTCTTCTTCTTCGCCACCCGAAAGGAGGGAGCCGGAAATAGCGTGCATCCCTTCTACAAAAGCATCGATTTTCGCCTCATCAAATCCCCCGGTGACAAGGGAGGGGTCGGCCCGGTGCATATCAACCACGTTGGCAATGCTTTTGTCTAACGACGGCCTTTCCCGCGTTTCTCTTTCCATTCGGGGGCTGCCGCCCTGGATGAACTTGTTTCCCCATTCCGCAAGCTTGGCTATCCACCGTTTGACAATTCCGGGAGGTTTAAGGGCTTCTTTTACCCCCTGGCCTCTTGCTTTCTGTTCTTCGTTTAGGGTTCCATACATTAGACTATCTGGCATAATACTATATAGTAAAACTTATATATTCAGTTTGTCAAGTCCAATACGTCCCAACCGGCCTCATCGTCGTGTTTTTTTGGAAGATTTCTGTACATTTGCGAGATGTTGACCTCTGGGGTCATGGTATGTATGTCGAAAATCCGTGAAAGGCAGTCAAGCATGTCATCATGCCGGGGGAATGGAAACTGCATATATTCCGAATCTACAAAGACTTTTGTTAAATCCTGAGTAACTTTGTCGTGGCCTACTCGCACACAGGTTTCGGGGATGAATATATTATGCTGCCTGAATAATGGTTCAAGTCTGCCTATCCGTTCCTCTTTGCCCATCTTCCCGGCGACCTCTGTAATATAGAATCGGTAATTATCCGCCGTCATTCTGGTTTTGAAATGCTCTATGTCGGAATCCTTGCCGTACCGTTCATACCCAACAATGGAAGGCCGATATTGACGGTGCAGGGCAAACAGGGTATTGGCTCTTTCAGTCAAGGATAATTTGTCCCGGACCATTGTTACGATATAATAGTTTCCATCACCGCCAACGCCAATTACCATGAACACGGAAAAGTCTGAGTTCTTCTTTTTACTCGATGCCGGGTCAACCAATAGGTAGAGGTTAAGATTGGCAAATTGATGTGCTGGCCAATATTGAAGCCATTCCTTATTGAAGCCTCTCACACTGTCGGCAGACGGATTGCACAATAACTGAGCGTTAAAGTTGTATTCGCTCATGGAGCTTTTAAGTTCGTCATATCGTTCTTGAGGGAGAAAGACTAATTTCCCGGTAGAGGTGCCGTCTTCAGTAGCGGGATATATTCGGGGGATAAGCCCGCCGCGGTCAATGATCTGATTAGAAGTATCGGCATGATGATAGAAGGTTCCCCAATAGCGCTGCACCCCGCCTACAGCCCCTAAGAATTGTGAGAGTTCATAGGCGTTTGTAGTCTTGAGTGACATTTCAGGGGTATTGACGGAATCCTTGGTAGTAACATCGTCATAGTTTCTGACATCAAAGTGCGGTCCGGTAGGCTGTGAATCAGTCAGTCCGTATGCCTCAATGGTCATCTGCGCCATGTTCCCTTTTCTTTTCACTAACAGGCCGTCGTCTTCAGACCATTTCTTACTTTCCTTGGCGGGATTTTTCCAAAAGATATGCGGCCACAATTGATGGAGCTTCGTATTGGTTTCCATTTCAATTTTCATTTGCCGCAGAAAGTTTTTAGCCAGGGGCCGGGTAAACGAGAATATGCCTATTCTTATTTCAGGGTTGTGTACGATATCCCACAGGGACAGTGCAAAAGTACCGATGCTCGATTTTCCGTGTTCCCTCGCCCATATGTCGATATGATTATTCGGTGCGGCTTCGACTTCCCTGATTCTCTGATACATCCATTCGATATTTAGGTCAGCCCGGTTTAGGACAAAGACACAGAAGTAAAAGAAGTCTTTCTCTGCCAATTGCCGCATGAGTAGTATTTGTTCATCAGCGGTCTTGGCCTGTTCTCCGAGTAGTTTGTAGTTGTTTAGCGAAGCCTCTCTAGTCACAATCGTCACGACCCCTGTCAAGGAATCTCTCTATCAGTGTGGGAGGCGTGAATGTGCTGCTGCAACTAACTGAAAGAGTCTCACCTTCCATATCTTCTTCTTCCCTCTCCGTCCCACAATACTTGCAATAAATATAATTCTTCCGTGTCGGCGCACCGCAGTTTTTACACTCTTTCACGGTACCCTCCTATACAACGCTGAGAACGTCCATTCTTCATCGGCCTTTTCCCAATCACACAGGGAGTAATTGATCAAGTCAAAGTCTTTCATTAAATAGTTCCAATACCATAGAGGCCGTTTAAAAACGCTCAGCTCTGCATTGTACTTGTCGGGGTGGGAAGTCATGTGCCGTGTCAGGAAATCATACACGAATACAAACCCGCCGGGATTAAGCATTTCAAGGGTCGTTTTGTAGACTTGCGCCATTTCCGGGCCATCGGCATAATACGCAAAAAAACCATAGATAATTACATCGACCTTCGGGCCGGGCGGCATGGTTGTGATATTGCAATGAGTAACGCCTAACCCAAGCCGTCTTGCGTTCTCTACAGCCTTGGCCGATGCTTCATACCCGTGAATCGATTTAGCTCCGGTAGACAAGTATGACAAACTCGCTGCGTTCCCAATCCCAAACTCGGCAACATCCTTGTCAGACAGGTCTAACAGGGAAGCAAGGGTAACGGCAAAATGGCTTACCCCTGCGTTTTTATTGCGCTCATAATAGTTGTCTGCCTCTGTCATGTAAATGTTGCTATTCACCGGGGCCCTCGTATCTCTATGTTCATACTGTGTCCGTACCCTTTCGCAGCGGCCTTCTTAATCAGGTCGTCGTAGTTGTGCAGTTCTTCAGCCGCCTGAAATGACGCCATGGTGATTCTCAACGTAGCCCCACAGGTGTTCGCTGAAACAGCGGTTTCCAATAAGGCGGTCAGGTAAGGGTTATCTGTCATCATTATATCTAAAAATCGTTTATACATTTATCTTGTCCACTCCCCTGAAGTAACGAAATCAAGCACCGTTTCTTCGATAAGCACGTATTCGTACCCGTCTACTCCCGCCCTTTTGTAACGATTAATATACGCCCTTGTGGGTTCGGCTTCAACCGCAACGATTTGCTTTACTGCCATTTGGTCTGTTACGATTCCTATTACGGCAACGGCAGCCATTATGATTAGCACAAATATTACGAAGTATAGCCATTCTTTCATTTCGCCCACTCCGGCCGCTGTATGGTCTGCCCGTAGTATTCTTTGGGGAGGACGGTTTTGATTCTCTCTGCGAATAATCCCGGTAATTCTTGGTCGCTAAATATATATCCGGCCCCATTGATTTTTATTTCACTTACGTGTGATTCCACAAAGGCCCACTCTGTACCAATGGGGCGGTAGTGGCCCCATTGAAAACCAGGAGAGTTCAAATCCGTTCTAAACTGTGGGTCCCCAGGCCAATCCATGGCAAAATAATATCTTAGCTGATTATTTGGCCTCTCATCATCCCACACCTCACAAGGCCAACCGGGTTGTAGGTAGGGGTCGGTGGGTGGCTCTGTCTCGTGCAACCACGGTGGGAAAATACGAATACGCTCACCACAGGAACAAGTAATTTCTGTATACTTTTTTGGATATCTCTCAGTCATAATGCCTCCTTCCAGCTAAAATCAATGTTAGGAGCGAAGCGTGCGAATATCGCCTGCACCCTCTCATAATCTTCCTGTGTGTCTACCGACCAATTTACATCGGTGT